CTTGGAATTGCCTGTTGTAGTTTTCTACTGTTGTTGATACTTGGTTTCTAATAGGTGCTAGTTTTTCATCAAAAGCTTCACCCATTTTTCGGATTTTTTCTTCGCTACTTAATAAGGCTTTTTCATATCCATCTTTAACCTTATCATCAATAACTCTTGATTTTTCTTTAAAAAACCTGTCGTATGCTGCTTCTTGTTCGGCAATTAGAGAATTTATTCTAGCAACTACTGAATCATTTTGTGCTTGTAGTGATTCTAATTTAGCTGAAGTACTATCTGTGAAACTACTTCTACCATCTCCTACTTCTATCTCGTGATTTTCTTCAAGGATAACATCCCAAATTACCTTAACTACTTTCGCATTCTCATTTAATATCCCTAATTCTGAATAATAAACTTTTAATCTGTCGCATAAATCTATCTGTTCAAGAGCTGGGTTATCAAATACTCCCTCAACTTTCGATAAGTCTTGGTAGTTAATCTTTAAGTTGGTTTTTGGTACACCTACATTATTACTTTTAATGTAGCTTTTAGCTTTACTTCTTAACTGCTCTACAGTCTTAATATTTTCATCGTTTGAAAAATCAACTTTTAAAATTCTTCTATGTGTGAATTTATTTAAGTGTGTACTGTCAAGTAGTATTTCTGGCAATGTTATTAATTGCTCTCTGTTGTTATCATCAGTATATTTTTTAAAAGGAAATACTGAAGTATAAGTTTCAAGTATTGACTGCTCTTGTTCTAAATCTAACAAGTTTTTACCATAAGCAATGATGGTTGGATTATCAATTCCCATGCTTTTATGTAGTGTAATATTTAAGTTATCAAACTCATATTCACCACCCCACACGTCAAGAATTGAACCTGCTTTACCTCCTAATGCGTCACGTGCGTTCTCAATAGTCTCAACTTTCCATGTTGTAGAATTTACAGTAGTGATATCTGACTGAACAAAGAATTCATCTCTACTATCCAACAAGTTATCTCTCCATGTTGATAGTGCCATCAAAGCACTTCCAGTAATAGTTATATCTGGTCTAATAGCATTCATAGTAGTTTTAACTTGTGAAATGTGTTGGCAGTAAATTTTAAATTCATTTTGTGTTTTTGTGATTTTTGAAACTACAAACCTTTGATTTTTAGTTCTGTAACCTGCGTCACTTTTGATATACATTCCCTCTTTAATTTTCTCAACGTCTTTTCCATTTACTGGATAATCAAATTCAAGAATATATATCCCGTTTTTTTCTCTGCTAACATGGCATTTAGAAGCGTCAGATAAAACTGACACCCCCAAATGTTCAAAGTTAGTTTCATTTGCTTTGTATAAAATAGGATAAGCCATTAAACTAGCGCCTCCCATCTTGGGGTTATTTCAACAACAAATGAGTTGTTGTCCCATGAAATCCTGTTATCACCTATTTCAAGGTGTGGAAATGGATAAGTGAACACTTTATCATACTGCGGTTCTTTATTGTCCCAATGAGCGGACTGTGTTTCACAGTCGATTACAATGTGTCCACTAACCCCTTTTAACCTAAATATTTGAGAATTAATATTTAAGTTAATATCTCCAGTTCCTCTTAATTTAATTAGTGGATTGGCTTTTCTTCGTTCAGGATTTTTTAGTATTTGTCCGTTAGAAACTGTTATCTTATTAAGTCCTGTTTTCAAGTATTTAATAGGGTGTAATTTAAAATTTAAGATACATTTTTTCTTACTAGTTAATGTTCCCTCAATTTTAAACGTTTCATAAAAGTACGCCTTATAAAGATACTCACTGTCCCAACTCAAGCCAAAATCATACCATTTTGGCTCTATGTTTAGAAGATAATCATTTAATTTATTGATTATGTTTTGGACGTCAGCTTTTTCATCATAGATTTTAAACGGGAAAGTACGTTCAACTACTTTCAACCGTTTATTATCTTTGATTTTCGCACCATTAACACCATCTATTTCAACTAAATCTACAGTTTGAGAAGAAGATTCCAGTTCTATTTCATCTACTAATCTTAATCCCAACTCCTTAGTATTCAGTTGATTGTAAGTAATATATTTAGTTATCATAGTCTGTCTTTCTCCTCCTTAATTAAGAATTTTATTTGTTCGTATAGTTTACGAACATCTTCTTCAGAATTTGTGCTTAAATTCTCTATGTGTAGCAACGCTCCAAAGTTGCTTGTTTTGTTGTTAGTAACGTTGTTACTATTTCCACCTGCTGTTGCAAATGATGGAACACCTTTAAAACTTAACATGTTCTCAGGTACAAAGTTAGGTTTGAATGAATTAAGTTTACGTTGATATAAACTGAACGCTTTATCAAGAACGCCCATATTATTTACCATACCTTTACCTAATCCACCTGTAATATGTCCCCCAGTCTTGGCTGTAAGCCTTGATGGTGAGTGGATTTGTGCCTTAGCTCTTAATGCTCTGTCAACTTCACTAACAATCGCATTAGCTGCAGCAATAACCGCTCCTAATGCTGAATACATACCTCGAGCAACTCCGTTACTTACTTGCGCTCCTACGTTATAAGCAACTGGAACAATGCTTTGACCTACGCTTTGAACAGTATTTTTGATGCTTTCCATTGCTGAACGGACGTTACCCTCGTTACTTCTTAAGCCGTCAGCAATATTTCTTCCTGCTTCTTCACCTGCTCTACGTCCTTCTTGTGCCATTTGTGAGGCTGTTTGTTGAAGTGTAGATACAAATTGTTGGCATGTGCTTTGAATAGATCCTAAAGCACTATTCATAGCTGAAGAAATGGCACTAGCTAACCCATTCATTGCCCCACTAATGCTTGCAACCATACTAGATACTGTCGCTCCAACTGATGAAATCGAAGTGCCTATCTGATTAATCTGACCTGCTACGCTAATGGATGTACTTCCTACTTGTGATAATGCACTAGTTAAACCATTAATTACACCAGTTAACGCTCCTATTGAAGCTGTTGTTGCTCCAAAGTTAACTGATAACGATGAAAGAACAACACCAAATGAGGTAATTGACATCGTTACAGAACTTACTGCTGTTCCTATGCTTGTTATTTGACTGTTGAAAGCACTAATTGAACCACTAGCAGTCATAAGTCCAGCAAGCGATGTAGTAATGTTAGTACTAAACATTTGAACGGCTGTTGAAGTTGTTATCAAGATAGGTGGTAAGGCATTTAGTGAAGTAGTTAAGCTTGTGATTAATGTTGGTAAGGCAGTAAATGCTCCTTGAACAGAAGTTGCTGCTTGACCTAACATTGATAATCCACTTGCCATGGTTTGCATACCAGCTCCAGCCGTTGTCATTTCTCCAGCGTGAGCCGTTATTGCACCTACTCCAGTTGCCGTTGCTGTTAATGTAGCAACTAAATCACCTAAGCTTAAATCAACAAGTGTCTTCACACCCTCGGCAAATAATCTAAACCCATTACCTGCTTTTTCAGCTGATTCACCTATACTTTTAATAACGTTTGCCACTCCATCAAGTACTGTTCTTATTGAGTTACCTATTGAATCAATAACTTCTTTAACTCCGTCACACACATTTTTTACTGCGTTACCGAATTTTTCAAAGGCTGTTCCAACACCTTCTAATACTGATTTTATGGCATTTCCTACTGATTCAATCACGGAACCTACACCTTCAAGAGTTGACTTAATAGCATTACCAACGGAATCAATAATGCTTGCAACACCTTGTAAGGCTGATTGAATAGCTGTACCTACTGAAGTAATTACAGTCCCGACTCCCTCAAGAGCCAGTCTTACTCCGTTTCCAAATCCTGTAAAGGCTGAACCTAATCCCTCAAGCACCGACTTAATGGCAGTACCTACTGACTGGATAACCGTTCCTATTCCCTCGAATACTGACTTAATAGCAAGTCCCACCGATTGAATAACGCTACCTAATGAAACTAAAACGGCTGATAAGCCTGTACCTAATGCAAGAATTACTTGAGATACTGCACTTCCTAATGCTTGAAAGACCTTAGCAACTCCATCTCCTTGAGTTCCTAAAAGTGCAAGTCCAGCGCATACCATAAGGATAGCTCCACCCAATGCAAGCCACGTTGTTGGTGGCACCATAGCAATGGCACTTCCTAAACCTTTAAAAGCAATAGCAAGTCCAGTTCCTATTCCCTTAGCTGCAGTACTTACCCCTTTACCTGCTGATTCTATCACCTTTCCTAAACTCTCTATTACTTGAGATATAGTGCTTTTTGTTTCTTTAGTTTTTTTTGTTACTTCGTCTAACGATTCAGTAGCGTTTTTCTTGAACAATTTAAACGGGTTTAACCCCTTAATTAAATTAAGTCCTTTAGTTGCTAACTTGATAGCTTTAAGAGAACCTACAATTCCTAACAATGAATAAGCAATGGCACTAATTACACTAGGTGGGAGTGAAGCTATTAATTTAGCAAATCCGCTAATCACCTTAGCTACTACGTTCACAATTAAACCTAATGCATGTGCAAATGTGCTAATTGCTCCACTATTCGCCAAAGCTGTAACAAGGTTAGTTACTGCCTTTTGAATGTTTTTAAAAGCACTTAAAACGGCACTTATCGCTCCGCTGTTATTTAACCCCTGCCATAGTTCCTTAGCTACTGTAACAACATTTCTAATCGAAGTAGCTATTCCATCAACTACTCCATCAATATCAATACTATCTAAGAAGCTACCTAACTTTTCAGCAAAGTTCCCGAAGTCTACTTTGTCTAGTGCGTCTGCAATACCTGAAATAGCTTTAATTCCGAACTTATTCACTTTCTCAAACGCTGGTTGAAGTTTGTTAGCTAAACTTTCTTTAGCACCATCAATAGCTTGATCTATAGTTTTAAATTCAGTTGCCATCTTAGAAAAGCTATCATTGTTACCTACTTTCTTGATAGCGTTGAAAAAATCTTCAGTTTTGATTTTTCCATCTTGAACTCCCTTAACAAGTTCATCAAGTGACATCCCCATTTCCTTGGCAATTGCCGCCATACCTGCTGGGGTTTGTTCCATCATCAATTTAAAGTCTTGCCACGCTACTTTTGGCTTCGCCGCCATCTGTGTGGCTTGTTGGGATAGAGTCTTCATGGCTTGCTTAGGATTTTCTGCCGCTGCTGCTAATCCACCAAAACCAGTTACTAGCTTGTCAGTTTCCTTAATACCTACTGCCGCTAACTGCGAATAGGTTTGAGCCATATCAGATGCGCTATAAATAGTCTTGGTGGCATAATCTTGTAAGACCGATTTAGCTTGTGCTATCTCTTCTGAAGTCTTACCTATCATAGACATATTTCCCTCAAATGTCTTCCACGCTTTAGCTGAGCCGTTTAATTCAGTCACCATTCCTCGTATTCCGTTAGAAATACTACTGATTCCTGCACTTATTCCAGCACTTACTAAATTAGCTCCTAACACACTTTTAAAGACAGATCCCGCTTTATTCCCAGCACTTTCCAGGCCATTCAAAGCACTTTTTAATCTACCTATTCCTGAGGTGGCGCCTTTCTCATTTAAGTCAACATCTATTTTAACTTTACCTTCTGCCATATATTAACCTCCTTTCTTTTAAATTAATCTTCAATAGGAAGTTCATATTGACGTTGTAAGCTCCTCATATGTTCCTTATATTCGGAACTATCATGCTTAGAAGGTTTATAACTTCTAATCTTAATTACCTCCATGAATTTAGTATTCTCAGGAAGTCCATTTAATAAGGCGTTAAACTTTCTCCAATGCAATTTGCCTTGCATTTCAATTAAATCAATATTATACGCTTGTAAAAAAGAAGCAAAAATATAATCTGAATCGTATTTCAAACTATATAATTGCTCCTGTTCTTCTATTTCCTTAACTGGCATAGGGTTGCCAGCTAAATCATATTCTACTGAATTAAATTCCTCATTTTTGATATGCTCTTTTATAACTTCATCTAAAAATAATACTACGTCCTCTATTGAGTATTTCTCAAATGATTCACCCGTTAACATTATCATTGCAAAGTGTGGTTTTTGATAATCTTCAAGATCACTAGAATTAAGCATATCAAACAACCTAATTACATTATCAAAGCTAAGATTAAGCTTATAAACTTCACTACCTATGATTAATTCATCTTTTAATTTGTAGGCTAAATTAAGCATGATTAATATCTAGATACTTGATATATTTATCAGCTGTGAATGAATTTTCCATTTCATCAGCAATACCTTTAATCGTTTGAATTGCTGCTAAAAATGTAGAAAAACATGATCTACCGCATGCATCATAAACACGGTTAAAAGTATCTTCATCAAATAATTTCAACCACAAATCTTTCGCTAAATCTTTAACAGTTTTTAAATCTGCAGGAGTTCCACTCAGATTTGATAATTTATCTTGTATCGTTTTAGCATAATCTTTTAATTCTACTAACTTCTCTACATTTTCATCACTTACCACAAATCTTAGTTCAAATTCTCCAAAATCGACTGGAATTGTATTTTCAAATTTCTTAATTACTACCATGCTTAAATCCTCCTAAATTATGCTACCGCTGTTTGTTTTGGCAATGTTGCCCACTTAATTGTACACTCAAAGTTTTCAAAGTCACTAGCATCACCGTCTCCAGCTTTAATCTTAGATACGATTGCTACTGCTTCCCACGCTGTCTTACCGTCTGAAGATACCACCTTGAACCATACTTTTCTATCATCCCCAACCTTGTATTTTAGGTCAGCGATTAATTTTTGTGCTTCATCTTCTACATCGAAGTTCCCCTCAAATGAGAATCCAGCTTTAACTGATTTTACAGTTTCTTCTGGTGTGCCGTCACCGTCATACCATGCTACGTCGTCAGTATCTTCATCTGTTTCATCGTTAACAGTTTTAATATATTTTGCTAACAATTTGTACTGCTCCTTTGTTGGTGCTGTTGTTGCACTTTCTTTGTTGAAAGGTGCTACAAAATGCTTTCTTAATGCGTTCTTTTGTCTAGCCATTAATTAATTCTCCTTCTATTTCTAATTTTGCTACTATACGTAAAGTATAGATAAAATAATCTTGCTCATCACGTCCATTTATGGCTGGCTTACCAACTTCAAGATCTAAAAATTGATAAGTACCATTTTTACTAGGTAATTTCAAAAATAATTCAGATAAAGCAGTATGAACAGTCCACATTATAGTATTAGCTTTTTGATTATCCGTGCTTTTTACAGCTATTTCAAACGGTAAGCTAATCTCCCGTGTTTTATCCATAAATAATTGCTCCACTCTACCTCCAGGAATTAAATTAATCACTAAATCATCCGATTCTATAAAGTAATCTAATCTAGCTTTCAAAGGTAATTCTAAGGAGTTAACAAAATCACAAAGTACATCTTGAAAATCAATGTTATTAATCATCTTATTCCTAATCCTTTCTTGGCTACTTCTTCCCAACGATCCATATATATATCAGAAGCTTCCTCAGTCCATTTAGTCCCTGTTCCTGGTGTAGTATAATTTCGGAACCTAACAATACCATTACTACCAAAGAACTGTGCTCTTGCATATACAGTATTCCATGCTACTGAACCATTACTAGCATTTCCACTAGCACGTAAATAACCTTTACCATCGCTAGGAACAAATCTTTCACTGTCCATAAGTATTTGGTTAGCTACTGCAGTTTTTGCTGCTCTAACGTTCCCTGGACCGAATTTTTTCTCCATTGGCGATAAATCGTAAGATACTTTTAGTGACATCTAAATCACCGTTAACTCATAAGAGAATACTTTATTTCCTAAATAATTAGTTTCAAAACTAATTACCTTGTATTCTCCGTGTTTATCTTTAATGTTAGCTTGTAACCAGCTATCATCAACAATAACATTATTAAATTTAGGATAAATAAATAAGGTTCCCGATTTGTTCCTTGTGATATTTGTTAAGTTTTGAGTGTTTGTAGTCTTATCTATAGAACTTCTATCAAACCGAACGAATTTTATTTCAAACGGTTCTTTATAAGTGATCTTTCCCCATTTGTCTTTTTCACCTGCCAAACTTACCTCTACAGTATTAGTTAAAAGGCGCTTATCTATCATAGCAAACACCTCTATATCCGAACCCTACACTTTTAAGTAAGTTCATAGTATCTAACGCTAAATTATACTTACTAGCTTCAATTTTAGCTGGACTAGTTCCACTACCACCATAATTAACAGTAGTTCTTCCAATACTCAAACTACCTAATGAATGTTTATCTTCAGCAGTAAGTATTCCAGTTTCATTTAAGTAGCGAATTTGATTAGCAATAGCAAGCTTTACAGCGTTCTTTCTAGGCGGGAAATCATCTTCTAAGTTGTTATTTTGATAAAAGTAGTTAGTGAATAAATCTACTGCCATTTCAGCTCTTTGTCTTAGATCTGAAAAATCATCTACTTCTGCAAATCCTAGTTCTTTATATTCTTCTAAAGTAATATAATTCATTTTATAACCTCCAAAAAAGAGGCCGAATTATTCAACCTCTTTAGCTTCTTTTTTCTCTTCTACAGGAGCTGGAGCCGGGGCTGGAGATTCCTCCTTAACTTCCTCTTTTACTTCTTCTAGGTTAGTTAAAGCTCCCTCACCTAATGTTTTTAAAATTTCTTCTGCACGTTTTTCTGTGATATCCAGTTCTGTGCCTTTTTTCACTTGTTCGTAAAAGTCTTTATCCGTGAAATCTACATTTACTAAATATTTAACCATTATTATTTCCTCCTATGCTAACGGTGTCGTGCTTGTTACTTTAATAATTGCTTTCTTGTTATCGTCAAGAACGAATGTTCCACCTTTTGCAGCTGCTTGAAGTTTAACACCGTCAAACTCTTGTGCTTCTACTGTTCTGGCAGTTTCAATTCCGATGAATGGAATTACAATTCCATCTGGCGAGAAGATTGCAACAACATCATTTTCAAAATATTGTTCTGCCACTTCTTTTAATTCAACGTTTTTATATTTTAATAAACCGTTTGTATCGATACTAACGTTTGAACCTTTTGATTTGTTGTTTGAAGCCATATCAACAATAGCGTTATAAACTTGTGCACGTAAGTAACATTTGATTGGTGCGTTAATTTCAGTATTAACCACATAAACATTTATCTGATTAAATAGCTTCTTAAGGCTAGCTTCGGTAAGATCAGCTAGTTGTTTAGTTTCTCCAGCATTATCTGATAAGAATTTCCCTACACGTTTATTAATTTCTCTAGTTTGTGCTTCGGCATGTAATCTTAATCGGTCTGCTACTGCTGCGTTTAAATCATTGTTGACTGTGTAACGGTCGATTCCCTCATGAATAGCAAGTAAGTAATTGTATTCTACTTCTGTATCTGTGTAGATTACTTCTTTTAACTCACCAAAACGGCTTCCTCCTTCTGTTCCAGTTCCCATAGCTACATTAGCATCTGTTTTATATTTCCCTACTACTACTGGAGTATTATTAGTTTTGACCATAAAAGCCTTAGAGTTGTGTTGAACCCCATCTAGTGTTTGAATTGGAGCTAATACTCCTGCGAATGCTTTTTGAACGTTAAAAATCGTTGATAGCATTTGTTTATATTGCGGCGCATACTGGCGCACTGGCAAATTGTTATTATTTGTTGTCATAATTTAAAATTCCTTTCTTTACTGTGTATATTGGTCTAAAATTGCTTGGAACGGGTCAACACTTGCTGTTCCGTTTCCGTTAGGGTTCCCGCCAACTGTAATCTGAGGTGTAGTTGATTGTTGTTCCTGTTCAAATAAGAAAGGTTTACTTTCTCTTAATGATTTAACCACCTCATCAAGTTTAGGTTTCCCATCTTCGCCTAACTCAACTTTATCTACATCGATAAGTTTCATTAGAACGTCGCTATCGTGTGCCTTAACATCTTTTAGTGCCAAAGCAATAGCATTTGTTTTATTGATTTGTGCCAACTTATTATCACTATCTACCTTGAATTGGTTGTATTCTTCCTGTAATTTTTCTAAAGCCTGTTTAACCTCTGAATTAGCATCATTACTTTTAGTTAACTCTTCAAGTTTAGTATTTTGTGATTCAAGTTGTGATTTTAATGTGTCATTCTCAGCAGTTAGTTCTAACTTCACTTGTTGCTTTGCCTTCTCTAAACCCGCACCGTACGCTTGCATAATTTTATCGATTGCATCCTTATCAGTTACTCCTGCTTCAACCAACATATCTCTTTTTAAGCTCATAAATTTAAGCTCCTTTCGTTTTACGTCCAACAGACTAAATTTTTAGCACTTTAACACCGTGCAGGCATAAAAAATAAGCCTTTTAACGTCTTACTCAGGACTTAAAATGGAAAATTTAGTTATTTTTTCCATAATAAAAACACCTAGTAAAATTTACTAAGTGTTTAAAGTATCTTTAAATATTAATATATAATTTCCTCAACTTCTTCTGTTTCTTCTGAAGCATGATCCATCATTTTCAAATATTTTTTAAATTCTTCTTTCGCCCATTCTGGA